GAATGGACAAACTCGCTCTGGATTATATAGCTTGTTTATACCTATGGAGTGGAATTACGAAGGATACATTGATTCTTATGGATTACCTGTCTTCGACACACCGAAAAAAGCAAAACAAGGACCTCAGGGTGAAATAATAGGTTTAGGTGTAATAGAGTATTGGGATAACGAGGTTGAAGGTCTTAAGCAAGATCAAGATGCTTTAAATGAATTCTATAGACAATTTCCTCGAACTACTAAGCATGCTTTTAGAGATGAGTCAAAAGAATCTTTATTTAATCTAACTAAGATTTATGAACAAATAGATTATAATGAAGATTTAAAAAATTCTCTCAATATAACTAAAGGGTCTTTTCAATGGCAAAATGCTGAGCAAGACACTAATGTTATATTTGTACCTAACAACGATGGTAGGTTTTTAATATCTTGGGTGCCAGATGCAGAAATGCAAAATAAAAGATATTCTAAATATGGAACTAATTATCCTTCAAATGAACACATTGGTGCTTTTGGCTGTGATCCATATGATATATCAGGTACTGTAGACAAAAGAGGTTCAAAAGGATCTCTGCATGGGTTGACAAAGTTTAGCATGGAAAACGCTCCGGCTAATCATTTTTTCTTAGAATACATTGCTAGACCTCAAACAGCTGAAATATTTTTTGAAGATGTATTAATGGCTTGCGTTTTTTATGGCATGCCAATACTAGTAGAGAATAATAAGCCTAGACTTTTATATTACTTTAAGAAAAGAGGATATAGAGGCTTTGCAATGAATAGACCTGATAAAAAATATAGTAAGTTATCTATAACAGAAAGAGAAATAGGTGGAATACCAAACTCAAGTGAAGATATAAAACAAGCTCACGCATCAGCTATAGAAACATATATTGAAAATTTTGTAGGATTAAAAGAAACTGGTTATGGAGATCTATATTTTCAAAGAACTTTAGAAGACTGGGCAAAATTTAATATAAACAATAGAACAAAACACGATGCCTCTATTAGCTCTGGTTTGGCTCTTATGGCTTGTAACAAGCATAGGTATTCACCAGTTAATAAAATAGATTTAAAACCTGTAAACCTAGGTATAAAAAGATATGACAATAGAGGAACTACATCCAAAATAATAAGTTAAATGAATATATACACTAATTCAAATAGCGCGTTTCCAAGTCAAGTTGTAAGCAATGCAGAGAAAGCAAGCATGGAGTATGGTAGTCAAGTTGCTATGGCTATTGAGTACGAATGGTTTAAATCTGGAAGAACTAACGGAAATCGATATTTAACAAATTGGAATAACTTTAACACGCTTAGACTCTACGCTAGAGGCGAGCAGCCTGTTCAAAAATATAAAGATGAATTATCTATTAATGGTGATTTGTCTTATTTAAATTTAGACTGGAAGCCTGTTCCAATTTTATCTAAATTTGTAGATATAGTGGTTAATGGTATATCTCAAAAAGCTTATGATATAAAAGCCTACGCGCAAGATCCGAGTTCTACTAAAAAAAGAACTGAATACGCAGCGAAAATTCAAGAAAGCATGATGGCTAAAGATTACATAAATAATCTTAAGCAAGTACTAGGAGTTGATTTATATCAGAAAGATCCATCATTAATTATTCCAGAAACAAAAGAAGAGCTTGAACTTCATATGCAATTAAGTTATAAGCAGTCTATTGAAATAGCAGAAGAAGAAGCTATATCAACTGTTTTTGCTCAAAATAAATATGATTTAATCAGAAGAAGATTAAACATGGACTTAACTGTTTGTGGTATTGCAGCGGCTAAAACTAGTTTTAATACCTCTAACGGTATAAAAGTAGATTACGTAGACCCAGCTTATATGGTATATTCTTATACAGAAGATCCTAATTTTGATGATATATATTACGTAGGTGAAATAAAATCTATAACAATACCAGAACTTAAAAAAGAGTTTCCAGATATTTCTAATGAAGAATTAGAACGTATACAAAAAATGCCAGGCAATAGACAGTATATAACTGGTTGGGGCGGGTATGATGAGAACACTGTTCAAGTTTTATATTTTGATTATAAAACATATGAAGATCAAGTTTTTAAAATAAAACAAACAGATCAAGGGTTGATGAAGGCCATTGAAAAGCCTGATACATTTAATCCACCAGAAAGTGATATGTTTGAAAGAGTTTCTAGATCTATTGAGGTTCTTTATACTGGGGCTAAGGTAGTGGGAACAGATACAATGCTGAAATGGGAACTGGCTGAAAATATGTCCAGACCTTACGCTGATACAACTAAGGTTGAAATGAATTATTCTATTTGCGCACCTAGAATGTACAAGGGTCGCATTGATTCATTAGTTAGTAAGTGTATTGGTTTTGCTGACATGATTCAACTTACCCATTTAAAATTACAGCAAGTGTTGTCACGCATGGTACCAGATGGTGTGTATTTAGACATGGATGGACTTGCGGAGGTTGATCTTGGAAACGGCACTAATTACAATCCCGCCGAAGCATTAAACATGTATTTTCAAACAGGTTCTATTGTAGGTAGATCATTAACACAAGATGGCGAGCTCAACAGAGGTAAAGTTCCAATTCAAGAGCTACAAACCAGTAATGGTGGGGCTAAAATACAAAGCTTGATACAAACGTATCAATACTATCTACAAATGATACGCGACGTAACGGGGCTTAACGAGGCTAGAGATGGTAGTTTACCAGATCGTAACACCTTAGTAGGATTACAGAAATTAGCGGCTAGCGCGTCCAACACCGCGACTAAACATATTAATCAGTCTAGTCTATATATAACATTAAAAACCGCTGAAAATATATCTCTTAAAATAGCTGACGCTTTAAATTTTCCTTTAACAGCAGAGTCTTTAAAAAATTCAATATCTGTATTTAATGTTAAAACATTAAAAGAAATAGAAGAGTTAAACCTATTTGACTTTGGTATATTCTTAGAATTAGAACCAGACGAAGAAGAACAGGCTAAATTAGAGCAAAATATACAAGTAGCTCTACAGAGTGGAGGTATTGATCTAGACGATGCTATTGATGTTCGCCAAATAAAAAACTTAAAATTAGCTAATCAAATGCTTAAGATTAAGCGTAAGCATAAAATGATTTTAGATCAACAAAACCAACAGGCTAATATTCAAGCGCAGGCTGAAGCTCAATCTGAAACAGCTGAAAAAACAGCGATGGCAGAAGTTCAAAAACAAGAGGCTATTTCTGGTACAAAAGTTCAATACGAGCAAGCTAGAACTGAAATGGAGATTAAGAAAATGGAAGTTCAAGCTCAACTTGATAAACAAAAAATGCAATTGCAACATCAGTACGACATGCAGTTAGCACAAATTCAATCTCAAGCGAGCGCTAAGAAAGATCAACAAAAAGAAGAAGCCAAAAATAAGCGTATAAAAATGGAAGGTACGCAACAAAGCGAAATGATAAGCCAAAGAAATAATGATGGTTTACCAATAAACTTTGAACAACAGCAAGACGTTAACGCTTTTATGTAAACGTTATTTAATTATTTAATTATATTATATTATGTCAGAACAAACAACAACACAAGAAGATGTGAAACAGGAAGGTGACTTTAAGATTAAAAAGAAAACGCCTAAAAAATTAGTTCCACAAAATGAAGAACCTATTAAAGTAAATATAAAAGAACCTTTAGTAGACGTGCCTTCAGATACAATAAAAGTAGTTATACCTACTGAAGACAAAAAAGAAGAAGATGCCATTCAAATCGGAGAGACAGAAAAAGTATCTGGAGATACACCATCCGGAAATAGCGACAAGGTGGAAGAATCTGTACCAGAGTCCAACAAGACTACTGAAGGGTTTTCTCCGATCCAAGAAGTAACAGAAGCTGAAGTTAAAAAAGTTGAAGCAGAAGTTAAAGAAGCTATAAGAGATGAAAAAGTATTAGGTAAACCATTACCTGAAAATATTGAAAAGCTAGTTTCGTTTATGGAAGAAACTGGTGGAACAATAGAAGATTATACTCGTTTAAATGCTGATTACTCTAGCATTGACGATGTTACTTTATTAAAAGAGTATTATAAAAAAAATAAACCTTATTTAGAGTCTGACGATATAGATCTTTTATTGGAAGATTTTGTTATTGATGAAGACATGGATGAGGAAAGAGATGCAAGAAAAAAGAAACTTGCGTTTAAAGAAGAAGTTGCAAAAGCCAAAAACTTTTTAGAAGAGACTAAGAGTAAATATTACGACGAGATCAAGTTGAGACCGGGCGTTACTCAGGAACAACAAAAAGCTA